TGCTCTTCCGATCTGTAGTACTTTATCCGGATTGTCTGCTTTATTAACAATACCCATAATACGTTGGGCGTTTGCATCGCCACTAGCTGCGGCGGCTTGAATTTTTGGCAAGGCTTTATATTCAGTGGCGCTTAGCGTATCTTCTAATTTACTCACAACTTTATTAGCCGCTGCTTTAGCTTCACCATGTTGCGCCTCACGAAACCCAGACATACCGACCACCGGCATATATTCTGTACTGACCTCCGCTTTTTTAACTATTGAATTACGACCGGCATCGCCTGCCGATGTTCGCACGTTATGAGTTTTACCTAGTTTTTCAATGGCGGCTGCATTCGGCTTTAAATTTCCTTTTGCGACGTTGTAGCCTTTTTTAATGACTTTACCAGCCCCAGCGCCTAACACTTCGCCACCAGCCCCGCCAATCATACCGCCTAAAGTATTACCAACACGGGTTTTGGTATCTGGGGCATAAGCCGCTGCACCAACAACCCCGCCTATACCGGCTTGAGTAGCAGCCTTAACTCCTAAACTTGCGGTCTTGGTTGCGCCACCGCCTAGCATAAATGCTGGCAAAGTGGCCGCAATTTCAGTACCACCACGCACCCAATCGCCACCTTTGCGACCTGCGTCTTTTTGACGGGCTTTGGTTTCAGTGTTGGCGCGTTGATATTGTTTGTTATAGTTTTTTAACCCATCTTTCGTGATACCTGCGGCGTCAGTAAGAGCATAACCGCCTTGTACGATGCCGGCTCCTGCATCTGACAATCCCATGGCTGCCGAAGTTGCCACTGATTTTACCTTATTGCCCAAGGTGGGATTTTTGGGCTGATTTACCTGCACTGGCGCACGTTTATAATTTAAACCAAAAGACTGAGCGAAATCAGTTGAGCTCATACCGTCTTGGATAGCTGCGTTATAAGATTTTCCGATTTCACCTTTATCTTTAGAAATAGCAACCATGATTTGGGTATCGGTAAGCCCTTGTTTCTTGTAAGCTGCAATTAGACTTCGCACTTGTTGTTTAGATACTGCCATATGGTTTCCTTTAGGTAATAAAAAACCCACTGCTTGAGTGGGTTTTAAAATTTTTGTTACTTTATTTTTTTACGAAACACTGTTTTTGAACTGCTGCTTTTTGAACTGCTTCGTACTCGCCTTTTAGTCTTGAAAACTCTGCTTCTTTATCTTTGTTGTTGCCAACAAAAAACAACGCAGGCCAAAACAAAACAATACCTGCACCGGTTATCCATTTATCGGCATGGGCTTTACTATCGACAGCGCCGCCTACCTCACTAACCCTAGCTTGAATATTGCTAGCTTCTTGTGATAACTGTTCACACGTATAATTATTATATTGCATTGGCGATACATAACTTGAGGATATATTTTTGGAGGCAGTGGCACAACCTGTTGCTAAACTAACTGATAATAAAATAGCTAATAATCTCATCAAATTATTCCTTTATTTTGTTAAGTAAGGTTACCGCTTTCTTACTATATCCAAATAGAAGGGTTTTAGCAATAATTAGCTATTTGCCTTAACAAAATCTTCCCACGACCTAGCAATTGGCTGTGACTTAGGTTGGTTTTGACCCGTAAACTCTTCCCAGCTTTTTGCAATTGGTTGCGGCTCTGCTGGTTGCTTATTGCCAATAAAAGCATCCCACGATTTGGCTAATGGCTTTTCCACTTGCCTATTTGGTTGTTTCGCTGCTACAAATTCATCCCATGACCTAGCAATTGGCTGCGGTGCAGCTTGCCCGCCGTTTTGGGGTGTATAACTTTTATCGCCAAGCATCCCGGCAAGAGAAGATAGATAATTTCTTCGGCGTGCATCGTGTTTCTGCCAGTTAAAAGGTACTCGTCCACCACCTTTGCCGCGTATCGTATTTTGTCCATAAGCCCAAACAATATAATTCCTGCCTAATTCTTGAGCAAACTGTTCAGGGCTACCGTTTGGATTATTCAAAAAGTTGCGTAATTTACCTTTATAGCCAGTTAGCATCTCACGCACAGAAAAAGCCGCTTGTGCGTTTAGGTTGGCTTGGCTTTGTTGATCTAGTACACCGGCATTACGCATGGCGTTTAGCACTTGAGTATCGCGCCCTTGGTTCCACGACAGCATACCGACATTGCGAATAGCACCGCCATTTTTACTGGCGGCTGGGTCGGTATGTGTGCCAAATAGAATACTTGGGTTAAAACTATTTTCGCGCCCTACCTCAGCTGTGATTGCCATCGCTTGATTATGTGACAACCCTGCATTGCGATAGGCTTTATACACCCCGACATTGACCGGGGTGCCATCAAGCAATTTAGCTACCATATCATTTACCCGTAAAATATTTATCTCTAGCAGCTAAGCTCTGCTGAGTTGATGGCGCGGCGATACCTGCAGGTGGCGCTAAGTTTTGCTGATTATTGCCAAGGTATTTTTCATTAAGTGCCTGGAGCTGTTTAAGCGCTGCCATGCGCGTGGCAACTGGCAGGCTTGCATTGCTCAAATCACCCGCCATCTGTTTATACATTTGCACGTCTTTATCAGACTGCGGACCTTCCATTCTTGGCATATTTGAAACAAGTTGACCCGCAATCGTACTAAGCTGTGCTGTGCTTTGCGCGCCTTCGGTTGACACACCAAACCAACTTGCACCAGTATCTAATAGGTTGCCAATGCCGCTACCTGTAGCCTTTCCGCTCGACAAGATTTGCTCCGCTTGTTGGGTCAGTGATAGCACATTTTGCGCCCGTTTAACGTCTTGTTGCGGGGAGTTTTTGCCAGCACCAGTATTATCCAACATTGGATTGCCGTTTTGGTCTTTGGCTTCATACACGCCAGTATCATTAACAAAATAAACTTTACCGCCCCAAGATTCATATCTACCGCGTTTGGCTTTGATATCCTCTTGCTGTTTTTGCCAAGCTAAACTTGCTTGACTGCGACCATCTTGATGAGTCTGGCTAATTGTTTCGCGCTTCAAGCCATACTCACCGGTTGTAGCGGCTTGTTTAACCCCCCATTCCCCATTAATGTTTGCAACTTGTTCTCGCCCTTGATTATCGCGCACATTGTTATTTGTAGAAGTCTCATTATTGAGCACGTTATCCGCCGTGGTAAGGTTGTATCTCGGGTCCTGAATCCCCTTATACATGGCAAACGCATATTTTTGAGCCTGTGCAGGGTCGGCGGGTAGATTGTTAATCAATCCTAGCTTTTGATTATAAGTCGCTTCATCAATCAAGCCGCGTGATTTTTGAATTTCAAGTTGTGCAATGCCTGCGTTTTTACCACCGTTTAGCACTGACCCCCATACCATTGAGTCAAGTTTGGCATTTTGGTCGATACCTAAGCCAGTTGTTTCAACACCGACCTTTTTGCCTTCTGCGGTTGACTTGCCTGCGTCCGCATCATTTTTGCGACCCAGTGCATAAGTCTGCGCGGTATCTGCATAAGTTTTATTCAAATCTGCATCAAACTTTAACCCATCGCGCATGGCTTTAGCTTCAGCCGCTCGATTATCGTTGTACTGCTGCATAAGCTGTGGGGCAAATAATTTGTGCTTTTGAGCAAATGCCTTTTCTTCCTCAGGTGTTGCCATTTGATTCATGTCGTTAATTTGACGAGCAAGCAACAATTTACCAAACGCGCCACCCAAGTCGCCCAACATAGTCATGTTATTGGCTTGCTGAGTTTGGGCATTAATCGCCCCATTGGTGATGATACTAGGGTCTAACATAACTCACCTCAAATTACTGGATTGAAGAATTTTGCAGCCGTTCCTGCCAAGCCGAGCAATGACCCAAAACCATTAGCGACACTATTACCCGCTGCAATCGTGCCTGCCGCCTGTGAGTTAGCACCCTGCATGGTGTTGTTTGCAATCGCTTGCGCGGTTTGTGTGCCTGCGCTGCCTGTTTGCGCTGCCGCATTTTGCCCGATACCTACCAAATTAGACAAGCGGTTGTACTGGTTGGTTTGGTCAGCATTAAATCGATTATAGGCGTTTTGATACTCTTGGCTCGCGGACTCTTGACCATAGTTTTGCAGGGCTTTAAGCGTTGCCCCTGACAACAAACCGCCTTGCGCTGCTGCGCCGCCTTGGATGGCGTTATTGCCTTGATTGACGCGAAATTGGTAACTAGGGTCATCGTAAATATCTTGACCTGAGTAGGTTTTCATAAACTGACCATTTTGCCCCATGCCGCCCATTAGCTGCGCCAGTGCGTCACTGCCCGCTGTGCGATATGGGTTTAAATCACTTCGCACCTGGTCGAACATATCTTTTTGAATTTGGCTTGATTTCTCTGCCGCCGCTGCTTGAATATTTGCGGCATTTTTCGCGGCTTTTGCTTGTTGATTTGCCCCAGTGATTGAGCCGATGGCTTTACCGACAAATGACATATTATCTCCCCTGATTTTTTAGGTATAAGTTTTTAAACATAATGGTTTCAATAGGCACAAAGCCTTTTTTGTACCACATCAATGCACGGTCATTTGGATCCAAATTAGCAAGCGTCCAAAAACTTGCCTTCTGTGCAATGTACTCTTGGCTAAAGTGTAGTAGCTTGGTTGAGTGTCTGCGATGTTCTGGCAATACAAAAATCGCATCGGTGTGTGCTTGATTATGCCCTTTGTGACGCGGCATCGCTGATATCACCACAAGATGGAAACCAATCGCTATGCCACCATCGCGCATGACCAAGCAATGCAGCAAATCATTGCTGTCTAGCTCATTGTATGTGTCGTGGTCAAAATCAAGCGGCAGTCCTGTGATTTGCGCCTCAACCAATTCAAACACTTGCTGAAACATGGGCAGTAATTCATCAAAGCAATCCGCCCACTTTTCGCGGTCAATGGTTATCATACCGACTGTTCCATGATTGATAGCGTGGCATTGGCATATTGCCCCGCAAGCACCACTTGCATACCTTCAGTAAGCACATGATTAATCACTTCAGGGCAAAGATAACTTTCATCGGTGACCAGTGTTTTCTTAACTAAGCGATTAGACGCTTGCACTGAGCCACTGGCAGGGACTAAATACACCTCAATGCTAATCGGGCTTGCCGTGGCGTTGTGGAATGTTAGCGCACGAATTTGTGCAACTGACAGACCAGGCACGACATAAGCAATATTATTATCTGCAACTAGGCTTTGCGGTTTAAATGGGTTTAGGTATCGAATCATGGGGCAATAATCTCACTGGTTGGCATAGCGACCATATCAAAAGTGGGTGATGGGTTTACAGATACAGCAACCATCGGCATAGTTTCAGCTTGCATAACGGGCAATGCCACTGTATCAAATTGGTTATTAGACATATTTAGCAACATTTGCCCTGTTAGCGACTGCGTTGGCAGTTGACTTGATAGCTGCAGTAAAGTTAGCAAGTCCGCCAAATCGCCTGTGTTGAGCATTGACGCTAGTTTCTCAAAGAATCGCACCCACGTTGGGTTCATCACGCCATTGGTATACATCGGCTCAATAATCGGGACTTGCGATACGCGGGGAATCTGTGGCATTTATCTCACCTTTGCTTTTGCGCCCAATAAAATCAATCTTGCTGCATCCGTCATGCGTACACGAAATACACGGTTAAACGACTGCCCAAGCCTGCGAAAAATCAGCCGTTTTTTATACTCACCGATACCGCCTAAATTCTCTTGTCTATCTTTTGACCAAGTGCGCCCTTTATCATCTGACCAATCGAGCATAATCAGCGGCCTGGCATTGTCATCCTGCCCCACTTGGGTAATGATTTCGACTTCATCAAAAACAAGGCGCTGTCCGGGTGGATTTAAACACGGCGTCACCCGCTCACGCATGATTAAGCTGCCGTTATCGGTTTGGCAGTTAGGGCATAGTCGATATACAAGCCCATTGGCACGGTCACCGACTAAATGCTCACCCTCAAAAAAGCAATGGCTGTTAGCACGATGATGTTCATGGCTAAAGGTTTCAGCATTGTAAAAACTGCGCTCATGCCACATCTGCGTTGCCGCGTCATACACCCATGTTTTTTGGGCAGCGGGAAAGCTAATCACATAAAAGCTATGACCTTCGCGCTGATAGCTAAAGGCATAGGCATCATCAATCTGCGCGTAACTGGCAAGCTCGTTTTCAATGGCATGGTTGCTAATGCGGCTAACTTGGTAGCCTTGCGTCATGACAATTTGCGCGTTACCGTGTTCGGTCTGTGATAGCCAAATCAAGCTACTACCAAACGCGCTAACGGAGTCTTTAGCCGCACAGCCTACTGGGATATAGGCGCCACTGGTACGCTGATAAGGTAAGTCCTGCGAACCGGTACTATTCCAAATTTCGGTGGTTTTGACACCGATTAACCATAACTGCCCATTACTGGCTATCACGCGCACTAAGTTGTCACTTTGCGCTTCAGCCGTGGCATAATTTAGCGCAGTTGTCGTGGTGCTTAATAAGTTTGACCATTGTATTTTGCCGCTATTAGGCACTGACCAAACAAACCGAGAGTCCAAAAACGTGACCGATGACGCACCAAAAAAACCTGTATCATCGTTAATCAGTAGCTTGGTCAAACTATCATCCGCTATTTTGTAGCGGTAAGCGTCATCACCGACAATCATCACTTGCACGCTGTCATCGGCAAACGTAACCAAGTCAGTGCCACTAATCTCACCAATCTGCTGTGATACGCCATTTTTGACAACGTACAATGCTGTGCCAGCCACCACCAAAAAACGGTCAGGCAGGGTATAAAGCCCACGGATTGCGCCTGTAAACTCAAAGCGTTTTACCAGTCCTTCGGTGGGTAGCAATGCGCTTACCGACTGCGTGTTACCACTTTCAATTACCTGCGGATATAAGTTTAATGTCCGTTGGCAGTCAATCGCCCAATCTTGCAAGTGATAAGACTGCCCTACAATGGGGATATCAATAAGTGCAGCCACGATTACCTACTCCAATATTAATTGAGTTTTTGACGTATAACGGGGTGATATTTGAGCGCTTGAGCAAGTTAATGGCATTGCGCTGATTGACCACCAATGCACTTGATGGCTCGACCCCAAACATTGGGGCAATCTCAATAGCCAAGGTCAGTTTTAAAGCCCGCTCATACTGCTTTGGTAAGTGCAATTCATCATGTGGGCATAGGTCAAATGGCAAGGTAAATGCTTTGATTTTAAGCTCGCCACCATCGGTATCGATGATAAATGACCAATTAGGGTTATCGACTTGGTAGGTCACGCCAGCGTATTTGCTGTCATTGGTATCACGCACCAAAGTGATTGGCTTATCATCAAGCCATGCGCTATCTGAGATACTAGCAATTTCTGCGGTAACATCGGGGCGGGCAAGCAGCTCACCACAGCAAGTTAATTCATACTCACAGCAATCGCCCTCAATCTTACCCACAAGGTAAGTATTGCGACCTTTTGACAATGGAATGGTGATTGTTGTGGCCTTGTGGACATACAGCTTGTGCGTAGCCCACTGGCTTAAAATATCTTGCAAGGCTTCAATCGCGTCAGCAACTTCTTCGCCGCTGGCATTTTCACCGGCTGCCAACACGCCAAGTTGCTTTAACGCGGCTGATACGATTTTACTGACGTTCATTTTGTTTCACCCATAAAAAAACCTAGCGGATTAGGCTAGGTTATCACTCATTATTCATAGCATTTATTCTATCGGTGGCTCAATTTGCAGCTGCTTAACATCAAAACCTTTGATAGAATTTTTAAAGAAACAGGTATCCATAGTAACCCAGTCACTTTCTTTTTCCGATAAAATAAATGTATCTACGTTATTCATATCAATCGTTAGCCTAGTAAATAGTTGCTGTATGTCCTCGGTGGCTTTACACACAAGCAAGGAATAACCCTTGAAATTATCAGCTACCAGTAACTCACCGCCTTCGCCAACAACTCCGCCACCAGGTGTAAATACAATGGGCTTGGAGACTAGATAGATTCCTCTGTCAAGCACTCTCTTTTCTTTATGCTCTGCCCATTTTTGGATTGCTACTGTATCATCAGTTACACCATCGCCAACTGCGCCAAAATCTTTAGCTGAAATCATAGCCTAAACTCCGTTGAATTTAAGCTATTTTATCATACTATTCCGATTCAATGACCAATTTTAAAAGCGTGTCTTTGCTGTCACGACTGCCAAATTCAATATTGCGCTCGGTTAAAATCGCTTTGAGTTCATCGGCTTGCATGTCTTTGAGTTGATAGCCGCGCACTTCGGTTTCAAGCTCAGCGATACGCGCCATAGCATTTGCATAGGCTTCTTGCAGTTCATCATTCGCTACCGGCTCAATCACTTCACCTTCTGGTAAATCGCCAAAATCCACCGCGCCATGCTCACGTGCCTGCGCTTCTTCATCTTCATCTTGGACAATGACCATTTCATGCGTGACGGTATCGCCAAGGTATAAAGCTTTGGGGTATTCAATTTCTTCCATTGTTTTTACTCCACAATTTGCCAATCTTCTGCTAGTACATCGGTTTGACTGGCAAGCCAAGGCACCACGTTATTTTGGGCGGTTTTCATAGCGATATACGCACCATACGGCACCATATCATCTTTAAACATACCAATCATCGTAGCCTGTTCGTTACGGTTGGCGGGGTATTTGTTTTCAGGCACATAGTACAAAAACATACCCTTGCCATTCCAACCAGCACGCTCAACGCGCAAGCCTTTTTTTAATATCTCTACCGCATCACCAAAGCTAAATGTCGCATCATCTGGAATCATCCAATTCTGCGCTTCAATTTTGTTATCATCGCTTGGTGGTTGCAATCGGTTATCATGGTCAGCCAACGCTTTATGCAACCAAAAGCCATACGGCATCCACATACCATCCAACGCCTGTTCATAGGCATATTGCTCACCCAGTTTTTCATCAAAGTTTTTAGCGTCTACTACAGCAGATTCGCCAGTAAACTCAAATCCACTATGGGTTACGATACGACAATGCGTAATACGGTCACCGATTCGAGTAAAATGTTTTTCTTTTACTTCACTTTCCAAAAATTCTTTGGTCAGTTTTCGCTCTGGTAATGTAGCAACTAAAGCCATTGCTGAGATAACGCCTAATTTGTATCCGTAATTTTTCATTGTTTTATCCAAACAAAAACAGACGACTAAAGCCGCCTGTTTATGGGTTAATGTTCAGCTTACTGCGTTACGCGGCTTGCATGGATGCCACGTACGGTTTGGAAGCCATACAACACATCGATACGGGTACGCTCGATATCGTTGTTACCATCACCAAACGTCATTACACGCACGTTTACGCCACTTGGAATACGCGCTGTATAGCCTTCGCACGATGCCAAGACTGGCAATGGTGCAAATGCAGCAGTAAATGCGTCTTTGTGGAATACCAAGTTTTGTTGGCCATTGACCGACACCACAGTGACAGCCGCACCAT